CTGCAACTGTAGCTGACCCAGGAGAAGGTATTTTAGCAGAAGATTATTTTAAAGATGATGGCGGAATATTGATTTATGTCGAGAATTCTGATGTAAGCACTGATATAACAATGACAATTAAAAGTTACGTAGCTTCAAATTATAATGTATTAGAAGACGCAGAAGTTACAATACCAAAAGGTAAAAAAGTATTATTAGAGCTGGGGACTCGATGGAGATTTGCAAAACCAGAAGACCAGATGGTTAAAATAACTTATTCAGACCCAACTAAAATCAAGCATGCAATACTGAAATATGTAAAGATGTAATATGTATTTAACTGCTGATGAATACAATTTAATAACAGGAAGACCAGGAACAGAAGCAACTGAGCAACGAATTCAATTTGCTTGTGAGTTGTTTAATAAAAGAATTAATCTCAATCAAGAGCTTGAAGAATTAGACTTAACAGAACTAACTGAAATGCAAAGGCAAAATGTTAAGCGATGGATAGCTTATATGGTTAGTTATCTTTACGATAATAAAGATATAGCAACAGGGGTAGTAAGGAGTATTAGTTTAGGAAAGTTTTCTGCAACCTATGAAAATTATTCCTTACTACCCAGAGAGTTGCATTTGGCTGATACATTAATAAGGGAGTTGATTGATAATTGTGTTCAAATGAAATAAGTTCACTATTTACAAAATATTGTAAGATAACACAATACGGCAGGAACGAGTATGGAGATATGATTGAAGATTATACATTAGAAACAAAATGTCATATTGAACCAAGTTCAAAACAGATAATTGATAAAAAGAAAGAAAACAAAACATTGACTTGTATAATTTACTTAGCAGACATAGACCTAAATAGTGACAAAACTTATAAGGTAGAAATAGACAATAAAGAAATAAACATTGAAACTATAGAACCAGTTATAAATCCTATTACAGGACAAATTCATCATTGGGAACTGGGTGGTATTTAATGGCTACTAAATGGAAAAACTGGAACGGACCAAGAGCAATATTAAAAATGGAAAAAGCTTCAAGGAAAGCAATCAAAGACATACTTGATGATATTTTAACTGATGCAGTGCAAGAGGTTCCTTTAGATGAAGGAACATTACAAAATTCAGGTATGGTTAGAATGCATACTACAAAACCTATAGGAGTAGTTTGTTTTGGTGGTGGTATTGGAACTGGATTACCAAAAATACCATACGCACGAAGATGGCATGAAAATTCTGCAAACTTTCAACACGGTAGAAAAAGATTTTACTTAAGAGACCCATTCAATAGACATGTTAAGAACTTAAAAACAAAATTAAAAAGTGAAATAAGAAGTGAGTTCAGATAGATGATTGCACAAGGTGTGAATAAATGATTGCGGATAGTATTGCTAAATATTTACAAAGTTTAAATGTCGGGAAAATAAACAAAGATATATTCATTGATTTTCAACCAGATGAACCTGATGATTGTATAACGATTTATAATAGTTCAGCTCCTGTATTAGAAGAAAGTAACGGATTAAATATTGATAACGCAGGAATACAAATACTAATACGGGATAATAATTACAATAACGCAAAACTTAAAGCACAGAATATATATTCATATTTAGTAGCTTTAAGTGGAGATATTGAAGGCTCTTTAATAACATTCATTGAAATCGAGACCTATCCTCAAAGCCTGGGAAAGGATGAAAAATCTCGCAATGAATTTTCAATGTATTTTAATGTTAGATATGAAAACCTAACATTGAACAGAATTTAAAATTTTAAAAGGAGGGCTTTCATGGAAAGAAAGTTTGTTAAAACAGTAGTAAAAGTGAATAATGTAGTGGTTGGAAAAATTACAAGTTTTTCTGACAAAACTGCATTAGAGACAGTTGATGTAACTGGCTCTGAAGATGTAAGAGAAGGAACTGAAATGATACAAAGACAGAACATGCCCATATCTCTCAATCAAACAGTTTCAGTTGCAGGAATAGTAAAGGTTGATGATGCTGGACAAGATTTATTAGAAGCAACAGCAAAAGCAGGCGGTAGTATAACATTGGAAAGAATTTACTCAGACAATACAGGTAATGATTATGAAGGATACTTTACTAACTATGAAAATTCAGGTTCAATAGGTGATGGAGTTTATAAATTCACTGCAGACTTTACAGCAACAAAAGATACCCCAGTAATGTAAAGGAGAAATGATGTCTGCTTTAAGTTTAGAAGACCAAAAAACTATTGATTTCTTAGATAGAAAACTTGATGAAGCTATTAAGATTGAAGTTGAAGAAAATTCAATTGACTTTGATAGAGCATACGAGGAATATCAAAACAAAAATAAACCAATCAAAATTAAGTTTAAAGGAAGAACATTCAATATACCTGCAAGTGTCCCAACACAGTTTTATGTTTTTTATTTAAGAAATTGCATAAGGAATGAAAACGGTAAGCAAATAGTTGATATACCCACAGATAAAATGCCTGAGTTCATTAAGTTAATGTTTGGAGAAGAATTTTATGAATTCATAATTCAAAATGAAATAGAGTTTGAATTTGTTATAGGGAAAATGGCTTCTGGTATTTTAGAAAAATGGAAGCTGTTATCTGAAAAAAAAACGAAAAAAGCTCTTTAGACGCAAGACTAATAATTTGGGGATGGGCTTCATTAGAAGCAGACTTTCAGAGGTATTACAATTTGGATATAAACACTGCTATGGGAACAACGAGCTTAAGAAGGTTTTTAGTTTTAATTAGAGGTCTTGGTGAATTTTCTAATTTTGCACAGTTCCTAAAAGAAAAGAAAGGGAAACTATTGGCTGAGTTCAATGAAGATAATTTACTTGATTAGGTTTGAGATAATACAATGCAAATAGGATTTGAGATAAAATGCAAATAGGCGAAGTAAGTGCAGAAATAACTGCTGATGTAACTGAGTTTAATAAAGCATTAAATAAGCTTCAACAAGATGCTATTAAGTTCGGTAATCAAATTGGAGTTAACCTAAATAAAGGTATATCGCAAACTAAACCTACTGGATTTCAAAACTTTAACAAACAACTTGAGTCAGTTTCTAAATCGATGGTTAAAGTTGGTAAGGATATGACCTTAAAATTAACTCTACCTATAGTTGCTGCGGGAACAATGGCAACCAAAACATTTGCAGATTTTGAGCTTGCAATGAATAGAGTTGCGGCAATTTCTGGTGCTACTGGGAATGATTTAGATAAACTGACTAAAAGAGCAAGAGATTTAGGTTACACTACTGAATTTTCTGCTTCTCAAGTAGCAGAAGCAATGGGTAATTTAGCATTAGCAGGTTTCAGTGTAAATGAAGTATACGATGCTTCTGAAGGTGTATTGCAATTAGCTTCAAGTGCTTTGTTAGATATGGGAACCTCTGCAAGTATAGTATCAAATGTCATAAGAGGATACGGGATACCAATAAGTGATTTGTCTAATGCAATTGATGTATTGGTAAAAGGATTTACAAGTGCAAATATGGACTTAAGAATGCTTGGTGAGTCTTTGCAATATGTTGGTCCAATTGCTTCAAGTGTAGGATTAAGTTTTAATGAAGTAGTAGCAGTTATAGGAAAATTATCAGATGCAGGTATTCAAGGTTCACAAGCGGGAACAACTTTAAGAAGAGTAATCTCAGAATTACTTGACCCAACAGCAGAAGCTAAGAAAAGACTTCAAGCTTTGGGTATAGAAGCATTAGACTCAAACGGTAAACTAAAATCATTAACTGATATCACAAGACAGTTTGAGAAGTCTGGTGCAGATACCTCAGATATGCTAACTATATTTGGAGTTAACGGAGCATTATTTAGTGCAGTAGTTGAACAAGGTGCAGATAGTTTAGAAAAACTGAAAATCAAACTTGATGATGCTGGAGGGACTGCAGAGAGAGTTTCTAAAACACAAATGTCAGGTTTAACTGGTGTATTTAAAGAACTTCAAGGTGCAGTCGAAGAAGTATTTTTGTCATTTGCAAAAGAAACATTGGAAGAAGATGTAACAAGAATTACAAATGCTTTAAAAGATTACTTAGTATATATTTCAAAAGTAAGTCCTGAAACAAAAATGTTTGTAACAAGATGCATGGAGTTTATTGCTGTCTCTGGACCAGTGGTTGATTGGCTTGGCAAAATGGGTTTGGCATTAATAGGTTTAGAAAAAATACTACCAAGAATGGGTTCACTTTTTAAATGGTTAGGTGGAATTATAAATTCATCATTACTTGCTCCAATATTAGGTTTTATAAGTGCAGTAGGTACTGCAATATCATATGTAAAACGACTGGGTGAAATATATCCTGCTGGTTTAAAACCAGGAAATGAAATATTTGGACCAAATGTTAATCAACAAATTACAGGTGGATTATCTTGGCAACTACCAGCTAAAAAACCGCAAACATCTATTCCTGGAATGATGGTATCTCCAGGTTCACTTGGCAAACCAGTGATGTCTGAAATGGAATATATATTACAAAAGGAAACAGCAGGAGCATTTAAAACAAAACCTATATCAAAGAAAGAAATAGAAGATGCAATAAAAAAACCTATTAAAGAAATAGAACCTGAATTAAAAACTTTAGGAGAAGATTTAGGAGTAAGTTTAGGTAGTGGAATTGCAAGTGGTATCTCAGATACATCAGATGATGCGGCAAGAAAAGCAGAAAGATTAGCAAGAGAAATAGAAGAGAAACTAAATGAGTCTAAATATAGAGCATCAAGAATATTTGATACACTTGAAAGCTTAACCATTGATGCTTTAAGGAAAAGAAATGAAGTAAATTACAAATATAATCAAGAACTACTTAAAAACTTTGAAAGCACACTAAATAAACAATATGAGATTCAATTAGAGAACCTTAATAAGGAAGCAGAATTATCGGAATACTTCTTTAAAAATGAACAAAGCAAAATAAATAAATACTATAGTAGCTTAATTGACTCTTTAAACAAAGAAATTGAAGTAAGAAATAAAGAAAGAGATGAAATAAATAAGCAGAAAGTTTATCAAAAATATGCAGAAGATAATATAGAAATTGAAAATGAATGGACTAAAAAGATAATTGATATACGAGATAGATATAACACAGATTTAGAAAAATTAAATACAGATGAAGTAAGTTTAAGAAAATCATTCAATGACAAAAAAATTGATTTAGAAAAACGATTGCAAGAAAGACTTTCAGATATTCAAGATAGGATTTTAGATAAGCAAATTAATTATAATCGCAAAATGGAAGATTTAAGCATTGAAGAACAAGAAGCAAGGGAAGCATTTAATAAGTATTTATCAACATATGATTGGACAGAAAAAGACCTTGAGGAAGAAAGACAAAAACTGTTTAAACGATTAGATGAAATTAACTTAAAACGCACAAGAGAAGAAGAAGATTACAATAGAGATATCGAAAGACTTAATATAGATAAACAGGAAATTATAGAAAGCTCAAATGAAGATATTTTAAACAATGAATTGAAGTTCAATGAAGAACTTAAAAAGATAAATGAAGATAGAGTGAGTTTAGAATTAGAATATCAACAAAAACTAAGTGATAAT